AGTGCAGCTATTGGCCTAGCGATGGTGGTCCACCAACTACTGAAACCACAAAGTAAGCCACAAATCATCGCAGTCTAAATTGTTCTAATTGTCCGTTTTGTGTGGTATCCTATCCTGAATGGGACTATTTGACCGTTTCCGTCCGACAAAAATCGAAGCGCAGAATGCGCCGCAGATTATGTCGGAAAATTGGACTATTGCGCCGTTAACAGTCGGCAACATTTCACGCGCGGATGCTATCTCTGTACCTAGCGTTGCACGCGCAGCATCTTTAATTAAAGGAATTATCGCTAGTACGCCGCTAGAAGTTTATCGCGACTCAACTGGTGAAGAAATAGATAATGCTCCTGCATGGATTAAACAACCATCACCGTCGCAGCCACGTTCCGTCACGTTGGCATGGACTGTTGACAGTCTCATTTTCTACGGCCAAGCATTTTGGCAAGTAACGAGCGTTAGCGAGCTCGATGGCCGTCCACTCTCGTTCGAATGGGTGCCCAATAGCCGCGTTACATTCAATACAGACCTTTACACCGAATTCATTACTCAATATTATGTTAACGGTAACCCAGTACCAATGTCAGGACTCGGTTCACTCGTTACTTTCCAATCTCTCGGTGATGAAGGTGTATTAGTTCGTGGAGCGCGTACTATACGCGCCGCTGTAGATTTAGAAAAGGCGACAGCTGTAGCTGTATCGTCACCAATGCCTACTGGTGTAATTAAGAACACAGGCGCAGACATGTCTGAAGCTGAAGTGTTAGCAATTCTTAACCAATTTGAAAAATCGCGTAAGAATCGTTCAACGGCTTACATGACTTCAACTCTCGATTACAACGTAACGCAGTTTTCACCGAAGGACATGACTTACAACGAGAGCGCGCAATTCATGAGCACGCAAATCGCCAGAATGATGAACGTCCCTGCGTGGTATTTGTCTGCTGAAATGAATAACAGCATGACTTATGCCAATGTTATTGACGAGCGCAAACAATTTGTAGATTTATCACTACGTCCTTATTACGCTGCAATTGAAGACCGTCTTTCACTTGACGACATCACTCCACGCGGAAATATTGTTCGTTTTGCAATTGACGATACATTCCTACGCAGCGATGCTATGGAAAGACTTAACGTCATTGAAAAAATGCTAACCCTGGGCCTAATTTCTCTAGAGCAAGCTATGGAGATGGAAGACCTAACACCGAACGGAAATAATATAAATGAAACTGACATTCTCTAGCGAGATTACGTCGGCTGACTCAGCACGACGTACTATTAGCGGAAAGATTGCGCCAGTAGGCGAAGTCGGACACACTTCCGCAGGTAAAGTAATTTTTGAGCGCGGGTCAATCCAGGTAGACGACCCAAAAAAGGTTTTGTTCCTTGAAGAACATAACGACAAAGTGAGATTAGGCCGCGCTCAATCTATTGAAGCATCCGAAGATGGATGGTACGGCACCTTCAAGCTTAGCGCGTCCACAAAAGCATCTGACGCGCTTATAGAAGCAAGCGAAGGATTAAAAACAGGAATGTCTGTAGGTGTTGAGGTAATTGACTCACGTCCTGCTAATGGCGTTATTCATGTTCTAGCCGCAAAGTTAGTCGAAGTTTCTCTAGTCTCAAATCCTGCTTTTAAGTCGGCTGAGATTAAAGAGGTAGCTGCTTCCGAGACGGAAGAAGTTAAAGAAGAAGAAAACCAACCAACAGAAAGCGAGGCTGTCGTGGAGAAAACTCCAGACACCGTAGCCGTAGCACCTGAGGTCGAAACCCCTGCGGTAGAAGCCTCAGCTCCTAAGGTTACAGCTGCAACACCACGCGTGTATGCACAACCACGCATCGCTCCTATGACTGGCGCACAATATCTCGAAGCTAACATCAAGGCAGCTCTCGGAGATGACAATGCACGCCAGCTCGTACGCGCAGCAGATGACTCAACAAGCACAAATACAGGTCTGACACTTCCTCAGCACCTAAACACTTTCATCACCGACACCTTCACAGGTCGTCCAGCATTCGAAGCCGTTACTCGTAACGCGCTTATTGCAGAAGGCATGAGCTTCACCGTTCCACGTCTCTACACAAATGCTGCAACACCAAACGCAGCACCAACCGTTGCAGACACCAACGAAGGCTCAGCACCATCTGAGACAGGAATGACCTCAGCTTACGACACAGTAACAGTTGAGAAATTCTCAGGTCTCAATCGCGTAAGTTTTGAACTCATTGACCGCAGCTCGCCGAGCTTTATGGAGCTTTTGATGGTCGAGTTGAGAAAAGCGTACGAGAAGGCTACTGATAACGCACTTATCGCAGCCTTTACTGCTAGCGGAACACAGGCGACAGGCGTAGCTGCAACTGCAGCTGGTCTACAGAGCTTTATCTCAACCGAAGCTGCAGCTGCATACAAGGGAACTGGCGGAGATTTCGCTAACAAGCTTGTAGCATCCACAGACCAATGGGCGTCAATCATGAGCTATGTTGACGGTTCACAGCGTCCACTTTACTCAGTCGCATCACCACAATTTAACGCAGCAGGACAGGCTGTACCTACATCCGTTCGCGGTAATGTTCTCGGTACTGACCTCATCGTAGACCACAATATTTCTGTTTCAGGAATTGTTGACGAATCTGCATTCCTTGTTGCACCAGGTTCGGTATATTGCTGGGAGTCCCCAACAACAAATCTCCGAGTCAATGTTCTTACTTCGGGTGAAGTCGAAATCAATCTTTACGGCTATCTTGCAATTTACGTTGCAAAGAGCGGTAAGGGTGTACGTCGCTTCAACCTCTCCTAGTAAGTAGTCGAGTTACCCCAGCGGCTCAGCCCTAGCCGCTGGGGCTAACATTAGAAAGGAAACCAATGCCAGCCACATTTGTAACAGAAGCCGAACTTCGTGCTGCTCTAGGTATTGGTGCTTTATACTCATCGGCGGTAGTTGAAGAGTGCTGCCAGGCTGCTGAGAACATCGTAAAAGCTAAACTTTGGTATAACAAATATTCAGTTAGTGCTCACGAAAGCACGACCACGATTGCGACAATTTATACGCCAGTCCAACATGATTTTATTGTAGGTCAGACCATCACGGTCGAAAATTGCGGAGCAAAATATAACGGCTCTAAGACTGTTACTGCTCGCACAGATTTTTCAGTAAGTTACACAGTTAATAACGCTACAGCAGAAGTAAAGAATGATTTAGTACCGTGGGGAACTGTTTACGGTACAACACACATAGATTACGAAACCCTGCCAGAAGTTAATGAAGCTTCGCTCATGATTGCCGTTGACATCTGGCAAGCTCGACAGACTTCTAATGCTGGTGGCATTTCCCCAGACTTTCAGCCTTCACCGTACCGTATGGGTAATACCCTTATGGCGCGTGTACGCGGTTTACTTGCGGAACACTTAGCCCCAGGCGGTCAGGTCGGGTAATGTCAGCTATCTCTACCCTTCGTGGAACAATCGCGGCTGCTCTAAGTGATAACACGAGCTGGCAGGTGTTTTCCTTCCCACCTGCCAGTCCTCTGGCTAACAGTATTGTTATCGAGCCAGGTGACCCGTATATCGAGCCGTCTAATGACCATTACAAGACTGTTAAGCCTAAGGTTAACTTTAAGCTTATTGTTACTGCGCCCATGTTCGACAACCAGGGCAACCTTATTAACATTGAGAATTATTATTTGAATATTGTCAATAAGCTAGAAGCGTCTAATCTGGCTTATTCACTAGGGACTTTTACCGCGCCAGCTGTTCTACAAGGGACAGCGGGAGAGCTTCTCTCAGGCGAGGTAACTATCAGCGTTCTATCAGATTGGAGCTAACATGGCTGAGGTAGACAAAGAACGCGAAGCTTTCCTTGCCAAAATCGGTCAAGTAAAGCCCGCTGAAAAGAAAGAAACAAAACAACCCAAGAAAGATGAGGAGTAATCATGGCGATTACGCTAAACAATAAAGTCGGACTTAAGATTGCTTCTGTAGACTTGTCCGACCATGTGACCTCTGTCACACTTAACCAAGCATTCGATGAACTCGAAGTAACTGCGATGGGTGACACAGCTCACAAATTCGTAAAGGGACTAGAGTCCGCAACTATCACCGTGTCGTTCTTGAACGACCAGGGAGCAGCTTCCGTACTTGACACATTGTCAGACGCTTACGGTACTACTGTTGCGTGGAAGCTTATCCAAGATAAGGACACAGCAGTTTCAGCGACCAACAAGCTCTGGACTGGCGACCTTCTTGTAAACAACTTAACACCAATTAACGGTGCTACAGGCGACATGGCCACTATGGACATTACATTTACTGTAAACTCTAAAGTTACAGTTGCCGACTCAGGCACCTGGTAAAAATTAGATAAGGGGCAATAATGGCTAGCTTAAAGATAACTAGGGCAGATGGTACGGAGTCTTCACACGAGATTACTCCAGCCATTGAGTACGCTTTTGAACAGTACGCTAAGAAAGGCTTTTATAAGGCTTTCAGAGAAGACCAAAAACAAAGCGACATCTATTGGCTAGCGTGGGAATGTCTGCGTAGAGCAGATGCTCCAGACGTGAAGCCATTTGGTGATAAGTTTCTAGAAACGCTTAAAGCGGTAGAAGTTCTAGGTGATGACTCCCCAAATGGCTAACGCGTGATTCTTGGACTTACCGCATAGCTCAACTATCGGTACATACAGGAATTGCGCCTAGTGAGTTTATTAACATGGACAGGGATTTACTTAAGGCTTTCCAAGAGGTACTAAGGAAACAGGCGGAAGAAAGAAAAAATGCCAGTAGTCGTAAGCGGGGTGCCAGAGCTTAAAAGAGCTTTGAAGAAATACGCACCTGATTTGCGTAAGCAAATGGACGCTGAGATTAGAGTTGCGCTCAAGGAAGTTACCGACGCGGCTAAGGCTAAAGTCCCTGGAATGGCTCCAGGTAATCTATTTAACTGGAATGACACAGGCTCAGAAGTTAGCAGCCGTACTTCTAAGGTTAGAGAATTTCCTAAATACGACAGCGGACTTATCCGCCGTGGCATCACTTACAAAATGGGTTCGACACGTTTTAACCGTGCAGGTTTTTCAGGCCTTTATTCGTTATTTAACAAAGATGCGGCGGGTTCGATTATCGAACTAGCTGGGCGCGTTCATCCACAAGGCCGCGTACAAAAGGCTAACCGTCGCTATGGTCAAAGCTACAAAGATATTGGACAGAGCAATAACCCGAATGCGGGTCGTATATTCGTAGGTGCTATGAATGGTGTAGGCCCACTAAAACAATACGATAAGTTCGCACGCGGTCGCGGCCGTTTACTTTATGCCGCCTATGCTGAAAATCGCGGTAAAGCCTTAGATGCGACAATGCGAGCAATAGACAAAGCTTCCAGATTACTTAACGAGCGTACTAAGACTAGAAAGGCTGCGTAATGGCCGCTATTCGTATTGACATAGCTTCGGAGTTTAAGGACAGAGGATTTAAGAACGCTCAAAAGTCAACAGATAAACTAAATAGAAGTTTTGTTAACTTACAGCGTACAGCCCTAAAGACCTTTGTAGCTGTAGCTGGTATTCGCGCATTACGCAACTCAGTAAGAGCATTTGCAGATGAAGATAAGGCAGTAAAGAACTTAACACAAAGCCTTAAAAATCTTGGTCTAGGTTACAACGTCGGAGCCATTGAAAACTACATTTCTGCAACTCAGGCTGCTACGGGTGTATCGGATGACCAATTAAGACCAGCGATGGTAGAACTGGTGCAAGTAACCCTAGACGCACAAAAGGCTACAGAGTTACTAAATACTGCAATGGATTTAAGCGCAGGAACAGGCAGCGGTCTAAACGCATCTGTCAAAGCATTAACCCGTGCTTACAACGGTAACTACACATCTCTAGGCAAGTTACAACGCGTTTACACGACAGCAGAACTTGAAGCTATGGGATTCGAAAACGCAGTAGTCGCATTGAATGAAACCTTTGGTGGTACTGCCGCTGCTAACGCTGACTCATACGGCGGTAAGATTGACCGTCTCAATATCGCAGTAGACGAAGCAAGAGAGACAATCGGTAAAGGTCTAGTAGATGCTTTCGAGACTTTAGCAGATGGTGACTTTGACAAGGTTATAGATGCTATTGCCGCATCTGCCAGAGGTCTATCTGGCTTTATGCGTAACATCGCTTTCAGCATTCAATACACTAAAGCATTACTTAAGACTGGTTGGACCATAGGCCAGGACGAACAAGCCCAGCTGGACATGATTCGCCGTCAATGGATGGACCCAGCCGACAACTCGAATACAGCTGCGGCTAACCGTGTATTCCTGCGCGACATGAAGTCACAGCTAGCCATTCAAAAAAAGATAGCAGCCGAACGAGCAAAGACTGCTAAATTGGCTGAGAAAGAAAAGAAAAATCAAGAAGCCTTGTCTAAGGCTAAAGCCATATTTGATTTACAGAAAATACAAATTGAAGCGGCTTTACGCGGCAAGATTACAGAAGAAGAACGCACGCGCTTACTTCTTATGAAAGCTATCTTAGAGGAAGACGCAGATACAGCCACAGCGTTGATGACAAGATTAAAAGAAATGCAGACGGAAACTATGAAATTGGCTTACATGCTTACCAATTTCCCGAAAGCTAACGACCCGTTCCAGGATTGGTTTAAGACTCTAGAGCGTCTAGAACAAGAATTAGCAAAAATCCTCAGTATGACATTACCTCAGACCTTAGCAGCAAAAACTAGTGCTTCGGCTGGTAATGCTGCGTTAGCACTTGGTGATGCTTACGCGGCGCAAGGTACAGGGCTCAGTGCTAGTGCGGATGCTATTCTGGCGATAGATGCGGCCAATGCCGCTATCGCTGGAGCCACAACACCAGAGGAATTAGCCGCAGCTGAAGATTTCCTTGCAGGTGCTAATGCCGCTTTAGATGCTGCAAATGCTATTTTGGAGTCTGCTGCCGCTTTAACATTAGCTGCCGCTGGTGCTGAAATGTTAGCTAGTGCAGACGTTCTTGGTGAGTCAGTATTTGGAGCTTTACAGTCTGGCGTCCCTATGACAGAGATTAACGTAATCGTAGAAGGCTCTGTTATATCAGCTGAAGACCTAGCCGAAACAATTACAGACATTCAGTACAATTATCAGCGCGCTGGAAAAGACCTGCGCTTTAGCAGTATTGCCATCTAATGCCAGCACCTACCCTGCGCGTATTCGTAGACTTTGATAGTGATACGGCATTCGAAACCGACCCACTCATTTTGGGTTCAGCTACCGAAGGTATCTTAGGCACTAACCGTTTAGGCTCAGGTACGCTTCCCGTAGAAATTACAGACTTGGTTACTAGAGTAAATATCCGTCGCGGTCGTAATCGCATTACCTCAAAATTCGAATTTGGTGGTGCCGACGTTGTTCTTTACGACCAAAATGGCGACTGGAACCCTACCAACCCAGCGGGAGCTTATTACCCTAACCTAGTGCCGTTGCGTCAAATTATTATTTATGCGACCTATCTAGGAACAAACTATTATATTTTTTCTGGCTACATCACCACTTACGACACAGGATTCAGACAAGGTAACGAAGACCTAAGCACCGTAACCCTCAAATGCGTAGACGCATTTAAGCTACTAGCAGGTTCGGCCATTAGCACCGTGTCAGGCGCACCAGCTGGACAGCTTTCAGGTGCCCGCGTGAATGCCCTTCTAGACGCCGTAGAATGGCCTGTGAGCCTTCGAAACATAGATACTGGTCAAAGTACCCTACAAGCCGACCCAGGCACCTCTAGGAACGTTCTAGAGGCATTACAGACCATAGAGAATAGCGAGTTCGGCGGCATATTTGTAGACGGTGAGTCAAAGGTCAACTTTGTAGACCGTGACTCCCTGATTAGCAGACCAGCCACAAGCCTTTACACCTTTAGCGATACAGGCTCAGATATTAGCTACACCAACGCAGTTGTAGCTTTTGACGACACTAACCTCATAAATGACGTGACGGTTACGCGCTCAGGCGGCACTGCACAAAATGTATACGACCAGCCATCCATAGATAAATACTTTTTGCATTCTGGCATCCGCGATGGCATCCTAGTCCAGACAGACGCAGAAGCTCTCAATCAGGCTAAAGGTATCTTAGCTACTCGCAAGGACCCAGAAGTTCGCATAGACAGCATTCAGCTTAATCTTTACGACGATACCAACCCTAATAAGCCTTTAGCTGGTGTAGACATTGACCTACTCGACGGCATTACGGTCACTAAGACTATGCCAGGCTCGACCAGCGTGACCCAGCCCAGTCTGGTAAATGCTATTCATCACGACATTACCAAAGCAAGTTGGAATACGACCCTATTTACATCTGAGCCTTTGTTAGCTGGCTTCGTGTTAAACAGCACAGTAAGCGGTATACTAGGCGAGGACGTCTTAAGCTACTAAGGAGACACATGGCAGGCGCAGGCTATAAATTATTTAATACGGGAGACGTTCTCACGGCTGCCCAAGTAAACACATATCTCATGGAACAGACCGTTATGCGGTTCGCAACCACAACTGCGCGCGATACTGCGCTTTCAGGCGTTTTAGCCGAAGGTATGCTCTGTTACATAGATGCCGATAATAATATTTACAAATACACAGGTAGCGCGTGGGTAAATATTGACACCACAGGTGGCGGCTCACCTTTGACTACAAAAGGCGACCTTTATACGTACAGTACGACAGATGCCCGTCTGCCCGTAGGCACAAACGGACAATATCTCCAGGCGGATAGTTCAACGGCGACAGGTTTGAAGTGGGCTGCTGCTAGTTCTACGCCCACTTTTGTCGGTTGTTCATTGAAAAAAGCATCAGGTTCTACTCAAACAATCAGCACATCAACTTATACAAAAATCACTTTTGGTGCGGAAGTTTATGATACAGATGGTTTTCACGACAACGCTACAAACAACACAAGAATCACAATCCCAAGCGGTAAAGCGGGTAAATATTTATTGACGGGCAAAGCGGAACTTGAAGCTAATGCCTCAGGGACTCTTCGCCAAATTTTGTTTTACAAAAATAACTCAATTATTTTTTATCAATACAGTTTGCCAAATGCAAGTTTGAGATTTGCTTCGGATATTACTTATGTTTTTGATGCAGCTGTGGGAGATTATTTTGAATTGGCTCTGTATCAAGACCGCGGAGCAAACCTTGAGGCATACGACGGCGATTATGGCACAATATTCGCAGTTTCTTATTTAGGAGCGTAAAAAATGGATTTAGTAACAAAAATCGTGGAAACTTATCCAAACATCGAAATGAAAGAATTTAATTTTGTGCAAGGCGGAACAATTCAAATTTGTGATGATGGTGATGGCGTGCAGTACATCGCAAAATGGAATTATTCAGAGCCAATTCCCGAAGGGCTCACACTAGGCAAACCTGCCTAGAACTATCCCTTAAGATTATGCTAAACGGAATACTTTCATAAAAGTATGGCGAAACTTTGTAAGGCGGGGCAACAGCTCAGAGAACAGGTAGATGATGCGTGGCCCAGTAGAGATAGAGCTAGCGATGGTGCCGCGGCGTCACCTGGACATAAGGCGCATAGTCCTAAATCTGACCATAATCCTGATGAAAAAGGGATTGTACGTGCCCTCGACATTGACGCTGACCTCAAATCCGACAAATCCGCGGCATTCGACTTTGCTAATCAGTTACGATTACTTGCCAGAACTGATAAGCGAATTTCTTACATCATCTTTAACGAGCGAATTGCATCCTGGGTCGGCAACTACCGATGGAGAAAATACAAAGGGATAAACCCACACAAGAAACACATCCACATTAGCTTTACAAAATTGGGCGATAACGATGGCAGCATGTTCTATCTGCCCATATTGACAGGAGACGAAGATGGAAGAACTAAAAGCGATAACGGCAAGTTGGGCACGAAGCTTCCTAGCAGCGGGAATAGCGACATATCTAGCCGTGGGCTGGGATGCCAATGCAATTGTGAATGCCGCTCTAGCCGCGAGTCTGCCCGTTATCCTTCGTTATCTTAATCCTAACGATAGCGCGTTCGGTCGGCGATGACGCCCGCTGAATGGGCAGCATTCGTAGCTGCCATCCTTTCGTGCTGCGCTTTGATTGTCGGTGGCCTTCGTTACATTATTCGGCATGAGGTACCGTCAATTATTGACGCATCGCACATTGTGTCGCGCATCGAAAAACTTGAGAACATGGTATTAGAATTGCTTACTAATGAGCGCAAGAAGACCAACAAAAAAAGAACTAGCCGCTAAGCGTAAGCGGAAAGAAGCTGCTGCGCGCCGCGCAGGTGAGCCATTAAAACCTTTAGACATCTGGGCTACCCAGATAGTCGAATGCTATGAAGCTTTAGTTCGCGCTGGCTATGGCGAGGATAAAGCCCGCTGGTATGTTGAGGAACAGATGCGCCTACCTGACTGGATTATTAACAATCCCGACCACACTCCGTACGAGGATGAGGAAGAAGACGATTAAGCGAATCGTAGTAATAAGCGATTTACAAATACCGTTTCATAATGTCAAACACACAAGAGCAGTTGCAAAGTTCATCAAACGCTACAAGCCTGACGACGTTCTATGCGTTGGTGATGAGCTCGATTTCCAGACCATCTCACGTTGGTCTTCTGGGCGGGACGAATGGTCGGGGACTATTGGACGTGATAGAGATACTTGCCAGCAGGTTCTCCACGATTTACAAGTTACCCACATCGTCCGAAGTAATCACACAGACAGACTTTACAAATCTTTAGCATCTAGACTCCCAGGCCTCATTGGCCTACCCGAACTCGAATACGAGAATTTCATGGGGTTTAACGAGCTAGGCATCAAATTTCATCGTAAGCCGTATGAGATTACCCCTAACTGGATTATGGTCCACGGGGACGAACAGAGCACCAAGCCACATGGGGGTTTAACGGCCCTAGAAGCCGCTAAGAGGCATGGTAAGTCGGTGGTCTGTGGTCATACCCATCGCCAGGGTATTTCGTCCTTCTCAACGGCCTCTGGGGGCGTTTTAACGGGTGTTCTGACAGGCTTTGAGGTCGGACATTTAATGGACGTAAGCAAGGCTTTTTACACGCGTGGGACGATGAATTGGCAATCAGGTTTCGGCATTCTGTATGTAGACCGTAAAGGTGTGACGCCAGTCACAATTCCTATTGACAAGTCAGGCTCATTTGTAGTCGAAGGCAAGCGGTACGACTAGAGCGTTATCAAATCGTTATACGACACGCCGTAGGTTAGGTTGTTGACAGCTGCCTACAGGCGTACATTCTGCCTTACCAACAAACGAAAGGGCAGAAAATGGAAAACGTAATCGAGTTCAAGAAAAACGCACACGGCGAATATGTCGCCAGCACAGGCGAATTTATCGGTTATTACAAAGGTACCGAACTTTGGGGCCGCGGTTCGACTGGTTGGTATATCACAGAAACAAACGGAGATTTTCGTGGTATTAAATTCAACACTTTAGCCGAAGCTAAATATTATCTTGTTCGCCGTCATAATGCCACTAGCGAGCAGTTTTCCAAGATGTTCGCAGAAAAGATTAACCGTGCGTTAGGTACGGTGGTCGCATAATGAATCACAACTTAACACCAGAACAGATAACTACCATCTGCCTAGCTCTATTCGTTGTAGGTCTAGGCATTTATGCAGCTATAGAACATGTCAAAGAAAAATACTACGTTAGGGGCTATTCACATGGATACAACAGAGCGAAATGGATTTACCGCCAAAAAGCTAATGGACGAAGCGGCAGCGACGCTTGATGAGCGCGGCCTTGATTACGGCCACCCAGCCGTTAACATTAGAAGAATTGCGGACCTCTGGGCAAGTTATTTCGGTAGGGAAATCGACCCGTTGGACGTGTGTCTCTGTATGGCTTTGGTCAAAATCTCCCGAATCGTGGAAACTCCTAACCGTGACTCATTCGTGGACCTGGTGTCATACGCAGCATTGGCAGGGGAAAGTGTCATCGGCGACTGGGACAGTCTGCGTGGCAATTACTAGAACTCCGCGCGGTACTTGGTGCGATTATTGCCGCATGAGATGGGGCGTAAACGACATTCGTGGGCAAGAACAGGCCGTGTGGTCCATAAGGTCAGAGCGTCACGGTAAGGTCATAAACCGTCATTATTGTTTTAGCTGCGCTAAAGAATGTCAGACCTGGCACGATGGTTCCATGTGGACATTCAAAGAACAGCTTGATTACGCAGAAGGGAAATATTACTTAGATGTTCAACCTTAACGACTATGAAGACGTGGACTCCAGAATTCATAAGTTCTATGAAATATACGAAGACGGAGCCATTCACACGGAACAGGTATTACATGACGAAGAAAAAGGGATTGTTGTATTTAAGGCTATTGCTTATAGAACTTATGCTGATACTCAGCCTTCCGCTATTGGTTATGCTCGTGGTGCTCGTAAGGACCGCGGCGTGGACCGCGATTGGTTTTATGAGAATTGCGAGACTTCGGCAATCGGTAGGTGTCTCGCTAACCTGGGACTTTCAGCTAAAGGAAAGCGACCTAGTGCTACAGAAATGGCTCGCGTTAACGACGCTAAGGATAACCCTGCACCAATTCGTGTCAGAACAGAAGAACAAAAGCAATTCCTACAGACGACAAATCCTGCAGCTGAAATAATCTGGGACACAACTATAGAGCCACCCGCTGACGTTGTTGCAGCTTTTGATGATGCTGTGGACCTTATAAGGACTGAATTAAAAGCTGAGCCGATACCGACCTGTAAACACGGTCAGATGAAGCTCAAAGAAGGCTCAGGTCCTAAAGGACCATACAGAGGTTACACATGTCCGCTACCCATGAGTCGCAAGGCCGAACAATGCAAAGCGTTTTGGCAAGTTGTGGACCCTAGCGGTAGATGGTCATTTAGGCCAGAGGATGAAGAACGTCTATGACCAGCCAGAGCAGGAAGCATCGAGGGTATGCTTCTCAACGCATCGTGGCTGACTACCTACGCGCTAACGGCTGGGACAATGCTTTACCCGTTGGCGCTGGTAGGGACGGTAGCGATATAACAGGCGTGCCAGGTTTAGACATTGAGATAAAGGCACGCACTAAGCTAGACTTATCTGGTCTTATGAGACAACTCAAGGACCGAAAACTTAATACTGGTATGGGCGTGGGCGTACTGCGTCTCAATGGCCAGGGTGAAGCGGCTATCCAGGACTGGGTGGCCGTTTTGCGTTTAGAGGACCTGGTGTACCTATTGAAAGCGTCTGGCTATGGAACCTCTGATACATAGATGCGTGGGGTGTGGCCTATGGATTTACGGTAAGCGCGAAAGGTGTGAAGAATGCCAAAATTTGATTACGAATGCCGAACCTGCTGGACTACCAGCGAAATAACAATACCTATAGATAAAGTAGAGGATTACGCTTTAATCTGTGGTGAATGCAAGAATGAAATGTTCAAGATTTATGTAGCTATACCAGCTCATTTCAAGGGTACTGGATGGGGTAAAGACTAATTGTGACTCAGGTCACATTAGACACGACACGCCGAAAGGTTACGCTCAAATGAAAGACAAACTTGACAGCCATGTTATGCTCAGACCGCTTGCGCGCCTGAGAGGCAGCGCACTTCGCGGACGAGCATTAGGCAGAACTATTGTCATTTTAGCGGTGCTAATGACGTATAGCTTCGCTGCTGTAGAAAAGATTGAAACTGCTAACGCAGAATTAGAACAGCCATTTCACATTGACAATGTAAAACTATATTTGTACAACAAAGTAGAATGGTCTGAGTTTCAATGCGCTAATGACTTAGCGATAAGGGAAAGTAACTGGAGAGTAAAGGCAGTTAATAAAGACTCTGGTGCTTATGGCATATTTCAGCATATGAGTAAGTATGCGCCTACTTGGGATGCTTATGAGCAGATAGATAAACATATACAGTACATAAAGCATAGATACGACAACAGCTGGTGCAAGGCACTTAATCACTCATTGAGGTATGGATGGCATTAAAACCATATAGAGCTACAGCTCATTGGAAGCGTATCCGTGTACAAGTATTGAACAGGGATGCGTGGACGTGTACGTATTGTGGTGACCAGGCGACACAGGTAGACCATGTATGGCCACGTTCGAA